AAATGGGAAAAGCAGACAGGACACACTATTGGTCAGGCATCCGAAAAGTTGGGCGTTTGGGATCTTATGTTTTTGGCTTATCATGCTCATAAGCGTGAAGTTGCCGGAAGCAAGCCAATCAAACCAATGGATATTTGGATGGAAACTGTAAGTGATGTCATTGTCGGTGATGCAGACCCAAAAGTTATCCAGCAGGAAGCCTAAGCAGATTATTGGTTGAGTTGGCAATTGCCACACAAATACCAATGAGCGAATGGGTTGAAGCAGAGGACATTTTAACAGCGATCGAGATATTGGAGAAACGGAATGGCAACTAGCACCGAACCTCTAATAGTCTATGACAAAAGAGAACTTGCTTCATTTGCCAAAGTAATTAGAAACATGAGTCATATTGCTGTTGAAGAAACCAAACGCAGAGTTGGTGAGTTAGCGCAAAAAGAATTGAATGAAATTCGCAGAGTTGCTTCATCTAGAGGCAAAGTTGCCGATCGAGTTGCTCAAGGCGGTAAAGTTAAGAAATCCTCATTGCTTGGTGAGATCTCATTTGGATTTGCTTCACAAAGATTCTCAGGCGGTGCAACAACTCAATTCAATACTCGCAATGATGCTAAAGGTAATCGTAAAGGTATTGGAGCAGCATCAGAATTTGGTTCAGGTAAATATCCACAATTCCCAAGATGGTCAGGGCCGATGCCTAAAGGGCCCGGTTCAAGAGGTTGGTTTATTTATCCAACCATCAGACATTTGCAACCTACAATCATTAAAGAATTTGAAGAAATTATTTTGGATATAAAGAAGGAATTCTCTGATGGCAAGTAATAGCAGAACATTAACCCTTGCCTTAGCAGCTGATATTGATGGCTTAAAAAAGGGTTTAGATGATGCCAATAAAGTAGTCAATAAATCTGCCGATCAGATTTCCGATTTTGGCAAGAAAGCAGCATTGGCTTTTGCAGCCGTTGGAGCAGCAGCCACAGCGTTTGCAGTTTCAGCTGTAAAGGCAGCAGCCGAGGATGAAAAGGCTCGCAAGTCTTTAGAACAAACAATTAGAGCAAACACGAATGCAACCAATGAGCAAATTGCATCAATTGATACTTACATCACAAAACAATCTATTGCCACCGCAACAACCGATGATGTTTTAAGACCTGCTTTTGCTAGATTGATTCGATCAACAAATGATGTTGCTAAAGCGCAAGATCTATTATCTTTATCTCAAGAAATTGCAACTGCAACTGGCAAACCTCTTGAAGTTATTACAAATGCTTTAGGCAAAAGTTTTGACGGACAAAATACAGCTCTTGGCAAACTTGGTTTAGGTATTGACGCCACTACTCTTAAAACCAAATCTCATGAGGAAATCATGCAGATGCTTAAGGGAACTTATAAGGGTTTTATTGAAAATGAGGCGACTAACGCAGAATTTAAGATGAGGCAATTAGAGATTGCTTTCTCTGAAACTAAAGAACAAATTGGAAATGCTTTACTCCCAATCATGAAACAATTTGCTGATTATTTACTTGCTGTGGTTGTTCCTAATGTTCAAGCATTGGCAGCAGGTTTAACAGGAAATAACAGCGTAAGTGCAGGAATTACAGATGCAACTCAAGGTGCTTATGAATTTGGACAACAATTAAAGACAACAATTGGATTCCTCATAAGCATTAAAGATGAATTGTTAATTGTAGCCGGCATTCTTGCAACTGTTTTTGTAGTCAATAAAATTGCTGCTTTTGTTGCAGCCATTGGAACAATTGTTGTTGCTATGAATACCTTAAGAAATGCCGCTGCTGCTGCTGGAGTTGCTACCGCATTTGCAACCGGTGGTGCTTCGGTTGGAACTGCCGCTGCTGCTTTGGCTGTTGGCGCAGCAACTTATGGTTTAACTCAAATTGCTCCTAGTGGCAATGTTCCATCTGTTCCAAGTTCAGGATTTACTTATGGCGCAGGAAATCCTAAAGGTGTGCCAACAGTTAATAACATTACAGTTCAAGCCGTTGATAGTGAAGGTGCTGCAAGAGCAGTTGCAAAGGTGTTGAATAACAGCGCATCTAGATCAGTTCCACAGCTGTATAACTCAGGCATCAAGGGCGGATAATGACTGTATTTACTCCCGATTGGAAATTGACAATCAATGCGGTTGAATACACAAATGTTGCAATATCTGACATAGCCCATCAGGCTGGTCGTGAGGATATTTACTCTCAGCCCAATCCATCTTATATGCAGATTGAATTGGTTGCCTTAAACAATGAAAACTATAATTTAGAAATTAACGATGGAATAACCCTACAAGTCAAAGATAGCACAAATACCTATCGCACTTTATTTGGTGGCAACATCACAGACATTACAACAGAGGTTGCAACCGCAAGCAGTATTACTGAAACTTTTACTTATACAATCCTCGCTTTAGGTTCATTGGCTAAACTGCCGAAAACAATTTATAACGGCACACTCGCCCAAGATGATGACGGCGATCAGATATATGAATTGCTTTCAGAGTTATTCTTAAACAATTGGAATGAAGTGCCAGCAGCTGAAACATGGTCAGGCTACGATGCAACAACTACTTGGACAAATGCTGAAAACATAGGACTTGGCGAAATTGATCGCCCTGGTGTTTATGAACTTGAAAATCGCACCGCTGATCCTGACACCACTTACAATATTGCAAGCCTTATTGCTAACAGCGCACTTGGTGTTTTATATGAGGACAATGAGGGGCGCATCTCTTATGCTGACACAACTCACAGACAGAATTATCTTGCAAATAATGGATACACAGAGATTTCAGCAAACACCGCTATTGGAGCAGGATTAAAGGTTTTAACTAGAGGTGCAGATGTCCGCAATGAGATTTTCATTAATTACGGCAACAACTATGGATCACAGAAAAGCGCAATTGACTTAACTAGCATTGCAACCTTTGGCTATCGTGGTGAAAGTCTAAACACAGTCCTTCATGATGCCGCTGATGCTCAAGCTGTGGCAAACCGCTTTATTTCACTGAGATCTTACCCAAGAGCCTTATTTGACAGCATTACATTCCCATTGACTAACTCAGCCATTGATGATGCAGACCGAGATGCCTTGCTTCAAATCTTTGTGGGTCAGCCAATGCGAATTACAGACTTGCCTGTTCAAATAGCCCCGACTTCACAGTTTGAGGGTTATGTTGAAGGCTGGCGTTGGAGTACAAGATTCAACGAATTATTTTTAACCATAAATTTGAGCCCGATCGAGTTTTCCCAAGTTGCATTGGAATGGGAACAAGTATCAGCCTCAGAGGCTTGGAATACTCTAAGTGGTACACTTACATGGCAAAATGCGATTGGAGCAGTAGCATAATATGGCAACAACTACGAACTATGGATGGACAACGCCAAACGATACTGATTTGGTTAAGGATGGCGCAGCTGCTATTCGCACGCTTGGTTCATCTGTTGATACAACAACAAAAGCCTTAAATCCATCTACAACGCTTGGTGATATTGAATATCGATCAGCGACGGCAAATACAAACACAAGATTAGGAATTGGAACAACTGGACAAGTTTTAACAGTTGCAAGCGGTGTGCCATCTTGGGCAACTCCTGCTGGCGGTGGCGGAAAAGTGTTGCAGGTAGTTAATGCAAGTACCACAACTGGTGCATATACAAGTTCAAGTACTTATATCGACACAAACTTAACAGCTTCAATTACACCAAGTTCAGCAACAAGTAAGGTTCTAATTTTTGTTTGTCAAGAAGGCGTAAATAAAAATGCTGTGAATTCAAATGCAAATGCAACCTTGAGATTGTTGCGTAATTCCACTTCGATTTTAGAGCCTATTGGTGCTTACATCGCTTTTACAAATACCACAGTATCGCAGTCAGATAATTCTAGTTGCACATATTTAGACAGCCCGGCGACAACAAGTTCAATTACTTACAAAACGCAAATCAAATCAACTTTGAACACTGATGGAGTTTATGCGCAAGATAACGGCGCACAAAGCACAATAACTCTCATGGAAATAGGTGCATAATTATGGCTAAAGCAGGTCAAGTTTTATCAATGTTATGTCCAAATATCGAAGTTGCAATAAATGGAAATGAATACGAAAATATTAATTGGTTTGGTGCTGAACCTGCAATAACCAAAAAACAATATCAAGATGGATTCAAACAATTTGATAAATGGCAAGAGGAACAAGATGCAGCCAAGGCAACAGCCAAAGCAGCATTACTTGATCGTTTAGGCATTACTGAGGATGAAGCAAAACTTCTGCTTTCGTAATGAAGCCTTATTTATCTAAAGCAGCTGTCCAATTGCGTGAGCAGATTGATGACTGTTTTCCTGATAGATCTAGAAAATCAGATGGCTGGATTGCGTCAGCGCAACATCAAATGAGATCTAAGGTTTCAGATCATAACCCATTAAAAACGGGTGAGGTTTGTGCTATCGATATTACAGCGGATCTTGGTGCAGCTGAAGGCATATCTGCTTACCTAGCCGATCAAATACGCATTGCTGGCAAAACAGATAAGCGGATCAAATATGTTATTCACAATCATCATATTGCCAGCAAACTCTTAAACTGGCGTTGGCGTAGATATAAGGGTGCCTCACCGCACACCGCTCATCTCCATGTTTCATTTCATCCAAATCAAAAAGGCGATTTTTTTAACATCCCACTACTAGGAGGCAATGCATGAAACTATCAAACAAACACAAGGCTGCAATTAAGTCTTATCTAAGAGCTGTGGCTGCATCTGGCATAACTGTCCTTTTGGCAATTGTGGCTGATATTCGTCCAGAGTTTGCAATTCTTGCTGGTGCGTTAGTTGCACCTATTGCCAAAGCACTTGATCCAAAGTCCGGCAAAGAGGCTGATTATGGAATCAATGCGAAATGACCGCAAACGAAATAATTGGTATAGCCGTTGGCGTATGCGCCATATCCACAAGTTTGTTAGTGGGTCTGCGTTGGGTTATTAAATCTTACTTGGCTGAGTTAAAACCAAACGGAGGCTCATCAATTAAGGATCAGATTAATCGACTTGAACAGCGTGTCGATGATCTGTTTGTTTTAATGTCTAAGCGATAATTTTATTTATGGCGAACACACGAAAACCTATCAAACGCAAAAAGATCAATCGTCGAGTCGTTCGCCAATCTCCTGAACC